GTGCATGTGGCCCATCTTTTCGATGGATTTTTTGTCAAGCGCACCAACTCTTAGACCGAGGTCTGGAATAAATACACTCTTCCGCTTCAAGAACGAGAATTCCGAAAACTTCGTAAATTCGGGTGGATTCGCGTTCTTGTGAGCGTCAGTGATTTTCATGCCAATGGAATCAAAGTATCGTTTCCTACTTGAAAAGCATGTCAGTTCCCTGACCTCAGGTCGAGATCCAGCTCCTCCGTCATCACCATAGGTGATTAAGGCTTCATTATGCCTATACGGTCCAAGAGCCAAGAATTTTTCTCGACCTAGTAGCCTCAAACCGGCAAGGTAGAAGCTAGCTCGATTGTGCAATGAATTCTCAATGGAGTTCCCATAAACTGTCAGGGAATTTCCAGAAATCCACAAGAACAATGAAACAATTGTTCCATTCCAATTGATAGTGGGATTTCTCAATTCATCCACAATTCCATCCATGATCCGGATGGCCTCATCAGAATATCCAAAAGCGCGGCCAATCGCACTATGGATTTTCCCAGCAACAATCATCACATCCTGGGAGCGTACTAAGTCATACTTACTGTAATCATACTCAGTAGCTACTCCATCTGGCGCTAATTTTTCCAAGTGTTGCATAAGCTCTTCCCATTCTGCGCTGGCACAATTTATGCCAACAGCGCATTCGGAAAGAAGAGGATGTCTGGAATAGAATTCAATCATCGGCAGGTAGTATTGCCGCACCAATATGGTGAAAATTGTTTCCAGAATGTAGAAAATGCGGACTTTTTCCGAGTCCTCAGCTACAACTTCATCCTTCAAACACGTGGTAGACCACGCTCCGTACTTCTTCCCCTTCGAGATGCAATCAACCATGTCATCATAAAACGCCATCGCTTCATCATTCAGAGCAAAACGTTTTTGACCATTTTCAAAAGGTTCAATTTCATTGAAAACCCAACTGTCACATTTACGTCCAGAGCCCTCAGCTACTGGTCCAATAGATGTTTTCATGTTGAGAGGGCCCATAAACATAGACCCCTGAACCCCATTGATTGCTTCGTCCAGAGTCAATACCCGAGTGTACTCGGGATGTTTTTCCATGTACTCCGGAACTTTGTCCAAAAGGGGTTGGATGTAATCATTGTATGCCCATTCCAAAGCATCTGGGGGTATTTCCCACGCACCGCGCGTTACATGTTCCAAATTGGTATTATGAAATACCCATGGTTTGGACATGTCGGGAGACTTCCAGACATTCTTGGAGTGCCCCAATTTCGTAAGGGGCTCTGACATCAATGATCTCCGGACTCTTGAGCGATACCGAACCAAATTCAAGTTGTGCCCTTTGATCTGAGCTGCCCCATAGGGAGCAATGTGTTCAACTGTTTTTGATGCAGGATGCGGAGTACCAACGGCCGAGTAAAGTTCATAACCTAATCTCGTCCGCTCGTTCTCACGTCCGGATTCTGGCATTTTGATGTAGTCAACATCCTTTTCCATCACGGTCATATAATCCTTGAAGTGTTCGTACGTAATTTCCTGCGCACCACCCCAATTATCTATACCGCGTGTATAGCCAGAAATGTGGAATCCAACGATGGTATTTCCACACAGTAGCGGCGTGCCGCAGCTACCGGGTCCTGTTTTGGGTGTTTTATACACCAATCCATTACCCACATTGTAGCCAGCACAATCCAAGTTGGGCTCGTACTTAGCATTCAC